TCTGAAAACGTTGTCGCTAAAAAAGAAGTTGTTAAAGAAACTAAAGGATTTGCATCAGCTGCCACTGGCATCGCTCCTGCAAAACCAGCAGTAATTTCTGAAGCAAACGACGTTGTAAGAAGAATGCAAAAACTTGCAGGAATTATTAAATAATAAATTGATTAAAAATTTCAATCATGGAAATTAAAAACTTATTGAACGAATCTGCTGATCAGTTCAAGTCTATGCAAGCTGACGCTGCAAGACTAGCTGGTAAGTGGTCTCAAACTGGTTTGTTAGAAGGTATTTCTAACGAAAACGAAATGAACAGCATGGCTCTTATGCTTGAAAACCAAGCTAAAGAATTGGTAAAAGAGTCTGCTAACAACACAACTTCTGGTACTGAAGCTTGGGCTGGTGTAGCTCTTCCATTGGTACGTAAGGTATTTGCTCAAGTAGCTGCTAAAGATTTCGTATCTGTACAGCCTATGAACTTGCCTTCTGGTCTAGTATTCTATCTAGACTTCAAATATGGTAGCAACAACGGTGCTTTCGCTTCTGGTAGCAACATGTACGGTAACGTATCTACTGCTGGTGATAAGATGGATGTAGACACTGAAGCTGCTGGCGGTCTTTACGGCGCAGGTCGTTTCGGTTACACAGTAAACGATTCAGTTGTATCTGGTGCTGCTGTAACTGTAGAATCTACAGGTGTTGCTTTAGCTGACGTAAACTACGACGATAGCATTACTTTAGCTAACTTCGACCTAGTATCTGTTGCATTACCTGCTGACGCTGACGCTTTAGCTGCTCGTGCATTCAAATTAGGTTCAGTTGCTGGTGTTGCTGCTGAGTACACTAAAGTTGCTAGTAGTAAAGTATTCTTCGTAGTTCCTACAGGTACTGCTGGTGCAAACGAAGATTTAGCTTACCACGTACAGCCTACTGATCAAACAAGAGGTGATTTCGAAGCTGCAAACAGCGCTGCTGTTGACGGTTCAATTTCTATCCCAGAAATCGAAGTAAGCTTGGCTTCTGAAGCTATTACTGCTAAGACTCGTAAGTTGAAAGCACAATGGACTCCAGAATTCGCACAAGATTTGAACGCTTACCACAGTGTAGATGCTGAGGCTGAGTTGACTTCTATCTTGTCTGAGTACATCTCTATGGAGATCGATCTTGAGATCTTGGATATGTTGATCTCTGACGCTAGAACAACTGAAAGATGGTCTGCAGTATCTAACAAGAACTGGAATGGTTCTGCTTGGGCTGTAGCTTCTCCAGGTTACTACAACACTCAAGGTGAGTGGTTCCAGACTCTTGGTACTAAGATGCAGAAAGTATCTAACAAGATTCACCAAAAAACTCTTCGTGGTGGTGCAAACTTCGTAGTAGTTTCTCCAGCTGTTGCAACTATCTTGGAAAGCATTCCTGGATTCGCTGCTGCAACTGACGGTGACAAAATGGACTTTGCAATGGGCGTACAGAAAGTAGGTTCATTGAACAGCCGTTACAAAGTATACAAAAACCCATACATGACTGAGAACACAATCTTGATGGGTTACAGAGGTTCACAATTCTTGGAGACAGGTGCTGTTTACGCTCCTTACGTACCATTGATGATGACTCCTTTAGTATACGATCCAGAGACCTTCACTCCACGTAAAGGTTTGATGACTCGTTACGCTAAGAAAATGATTCGTCCAGAATTCTACGGTAAGATCTTCGTATCTGATCTAGAGACTGTATAATCATAAATCTTTTTAAGATTTAATTGAGAGGGGGCTTCGGCCCCCTTTCTTTTTTTCGTATCTTCTATTTATAATAGAACTATAAAAGTTATTACATATGAGCTCAAACCACCACGAAGACGATGTCTTCAAGGCGAAGAGGAAACCAAAAGGACCTATTAAGTTTAAGTTACAACTCAATGAGGAACAGAAAGTAGCAAAAGCTACGATCTTAGAAAATCCAATTACGGTTTTGAAAGGTATGGCCGGTAGCGGTAAGACCTTAGTAGCAGCTCAAGTCGGGCTAGACCTACTCTTTAGAAAAGAAGTAGACAAAGTTATTATAACCAGACCTACAGTAGCAAAAGAAGATATCGGGTTCCTTCCAGGAGACATCAGAGAGAAGATGGACCCATGGCTCGCTCCTATCTACCACAACCTCTTCATGTTATATGATCAGATAAAGATAGAGAAAGAGATAGAGCTAGGTAATATAGAAATCGTACCCTTTGCCTTCATGAGAGGTAGAACCTTTGTTAACTCCTTTGTAATCGTAGATGAAGCTCAAAACGTTACTCACACTCAAATGGAGACCGTTTTAGGTAGATTAGGTAGAGATAGTAAGATGGTGATCTGTGGAGACTTAGCTCAAATTGATTTAAAGAATAAAAGAGAGACCGGTTTTTCATTCTTAACCAGAATTGAAGAGCATGTAGCTGGATTTAAATTAATTGCTTTAGAAAGAAACCATAGACATGATATCGTATCTCCTATCTTAAAGGTATATCAGACATTTAGGGATTAACATCTCAGTTACTATTTATATAAAAATGTAAATATGGCTGCAGGAAGATACTCTTTTGCTATCGAGCAAGGTGCTACAACCAAGTTTGAGATTCAATATACAGATTCAGAAAAGAACCCGATTAACTTAACCGGGTATACTGCTCGTATGCATATCAGAGAAACCTATGATTCTGCAGCAGTAATACTAGCGATGACTTCTACTTTAGAATCCGACGGTACTGGATTAAACCTAAACGGGTTATCTAACAATCAGCCATTAAGTGAAGGTAAGATCGGAGTATATATCTCAGCAGAAAAGACAGCAGCATTTACTTTTGATCAAGCAGTTTACGATTTAGAATTAGTAAACGGTTCAGAAGTAGTTAGATTAATACAAGGTTCAATAAAACTCTCTAGAGAGGTAACTAGATAATGGCAGAAAGAATAGTAATTCAGAACGAATCTTCTGCTAACATTACGGTAACCGAATTTCAAACACCTGCCGTAACAGTTGTTAGCGATGCCACTCCTGTAGTCAATGTAACACAGGGCGGAGGAACTGGTGACGGTGCTCCTGGAGAGCAGGGTATACAGGGTATTCAAGGCTTACAAGGTACTCAAGGTAGTCAAGGTATTAAAGGAGAACCGGGTACAGCTGTAGCTCAAGGTATACAAGGTCCTCAAGGTACTCAAGGTATTCAAGGACTACAGGGTATCCAAGGTCTTGCTGGTGAATTTGCAGCACAAGGGATTCAAGGTACCCAAGGTATACAAGGTACCCAAGGAATCGGATCCCCAGGAGAACCGGGTTTACAGGGTATACAGGGTATACAAGGTACACAGGGAATTGGCCTACAGGGCATCCAAGGTATACAGGGTATAGCTGGTGATTCCGCAGATACTTCTTTCAACGGAGATAGAATTGTATCTAACGCTGATTTAGGAGATTTATTTGCAGCACAGTTTAACGCAGGAACTACCGGAACTATTTCAGACTTCTTAGAAGCAGTCTTCTTTACAAGTACTGCTCCAACTATTACAACAACCTCACTAACTATTGATGAATTTGAAGTTAACGGATCAGTAGTAGGAACTGTGACTGCAACCGATGCAGAAAACCAAGCAGTAACTTTCTCACTAGATCCTGCTTATACAGATAATCTATTCACAATAGCTTCTAACGGACAGGTAACAAGTGTAGCTGCAAAAACTTTAAGGAGTATGAACACAGATACTTCTGTGACTACAAACGGAGCCCATCCTCTACCTGTCATTGCGACAGATACTGCCGGTAACGAGAAAGCAAAAACAATTTACATTAGAGTTAATCCAAATACTGCTCCAGTATTTAGAGATAGTTCTCCTACTGGAAATATTATTACAAGTAAGACAATCAATCTTACTGAAGCTTCCTCCTCAGGAGTAAAGGCAACCATTTATGCTACTGATGCCGATGGAGATATATTAACAGTAACATCAACCGCTGTCACACCAGCAGGAGACTTTACCGCTACAGTTAGTAACAATCAGATCACTATCTCTCAAATTGCTCAACAGTTAGATTACGACACTACAAACTTCTACAGCTTAACAGCAACAGTAAAAGACGAACATAACGTAGCAGGAGACGACTCTAGTACAGTTGACTTACCTATCGCAATTAATATTACAGCAAACGTTGGACCTACTATCGACGATCAAACAATTACAGGATTAAGTGAAAACTCTGTAGCAGGAACTTCAGCCGGAACCCTACAAGCATCCGATCCAGAAGGTAACACGATTACGTTTAGTAATTTTACATTACAGTCAGTACACTTAGGAACAGGTCCAGATATTAAGTCAAGTATTTCCGATGCTAACTTAAGAAATCCTTTCCAATTATCTACAGCCGGTGTAGTAACTAGAAAAGTAGGAGCAATTCTAGACGAGGACACTGCTGATAAGTATGTGTACCAAGCTACAGTATCTGATGCATTTAATCAGAATTCTGATACAGGATTAATTACTATTCCAATTTTAGGAGATGTTCCTCCATCGATCACTAGAAATTCAACCAACTTCTATATTATTGAAAGTGCAGAGAGTGGAGATTTAGTAAGAACAAGTTCAAACGGTAGAACAGGAACACAAGCTGATTTCAACTCTAATCAAGTAGTAACCTGGAGCGTTACTCCTAGTATATTCAATATAAGTAGTACAGGAGCACTTTCTATGGGAGCAAATGTAGCACCAACCTACACCTCAGGAGGTTCAATCAGCGGAACAGTAACTGCTACAAACGCTTTTGGAACAACCAACAATGATACCTTTACCGTAGCAGTAGCAGCTAACCAACCTCCTGTAATATCTTACTCAAACACTTCAGTAACAAGAACAGAAGGTCTAGTATCAGCAGGGGATGCTTTAGTGAATGTTACCTTAACAGATCCTGAAGGAGATACTCCGATAACATTCGCTTTAAGCGGAGATGATGCTAACTCATTCACTTACAGTAATGGAGTTATATCTGCAGCATCCCCATTAACAGCAGGTAGTTATACATTTACCGGTACTGCTACTGATAGTTTCGGAAAACAAACGTCTGAAAATAGAACAGTGGTTATTGCTGCTAATCAAGCTCCTGTAATCTCAACTTCAAACATACTAAACAATCCTACAGCAGATAACGCTACTTCAGGTACCGATTTAATCAACGTAACGATTACTGACCCTGAAGGAGATGCAATATCAAATGTGCAGTTATCTGGAACAGATCATACTAACTTTAGTATTGCAACATCAGGCAGTGGATGGAAGATCTCAGCAGCAACTAATCTAATAGCAAAGACCTATTCATTTAACATCACTGCTCAAGACAGTTTAGGTAACATAGGAACAGAAACAGTGACTTACACAGTACAAGCTGCTGTAACTACAGCTACGGTCTACCTATATACAGATACAAGGGGCAGTCAATATCTAAACGGAACTGAAACTAGAGCAGACGAAGTAGTTGCGGATATTATTACTGCTTTTAAAGGAGGCTTCGGTTCAGGAAACGTATCAATCTCCGGATCAACA